ACCGTCGAACTGGTCAAGCATCCGGTCAAGGCCGGTGGCCGTGTGCGTGTCGTCGCGAACGACGGGGAGAATGGAGCTTAGGATATACGTGCCGTTGTGTGTTTCTGCGCCGCCGACCGAGTCGGTTGTTTCCACACGGACAGCGAACGTGTCGCTTTGTGCATCCCATCCGGCGGCGCGGTAGATCGTGACCACGGACGGATCTGAATACATGGGATTTTGGCCGCTAAACCCATCTTGGAATGTGGCAGATGCGTTTGGATTCGGGTTGAGATTCCACGTGGCAGCGTGTTCCTCGCCCGGTGCGGACACGGCATAGATGTCAAAGTCTGCGCCGATGCCTGCCCAGTTGATGCTGACAACAATCGGATCTCCCGGAGCGACGGTGCTTCTCGCCGCGCTTTGCTCGTCAAATGTGGTCGGGGAGCCGCTCTCGTCAAAAATGCCGCCTTGCGCGTCCCCGTCCGTCTGGCCGGTCCATTCTTTGACGCGGATTTCCCCGTCGTTGGAAGGCCCGCCGGATTGGTTGGTGTTGTCGGTCAGGTTCACCGACCCGTCACCACCGTCGTGCGCGTAGCATCCCCATAGATACATGATTTTCGTAGTGCCAGCGCCCGCGAGCTTCTCGTGCCAGAAACACGCTTTCGGGTCAGCCGTCCCCGTGGGCAGCGTCGAGCGCACATTGAAGTTGACCGAGTGAACGCCGTTTACGTCTGCCACCACCGCGCCGTTGGTGTTGGCATGAGTGCAATTGGTCCGCATGACGTGCATGGAGTCATGCGCCGTCGAGCCGTTAGAACTCGTGCCCAAGGCTGTCTGGTCGTCCCAGTCGTCGTAACCGCTATTGCCCGACACGCAGTTGTGCTCGTACACAGTCATGTACTCGCCATCCGTGCCGGTTGTGACGAAGCTGTGATAGTTGAATCCGTCGTCGTGGTTGTACTTCGAGGTACAGGACTCGACAGCCACCACGTCGGCATCAAAAATCACGAACCCATTCGCGCACCCGCCGTATGCGTGGCAGTTGTACACGCCCATCCGAGCAGAGGTTTCAGACCCGGTGGTGACTGGCCGGTATCGAAGGCCGCCGATAGAGCCAACCGCACCGTTATTGCTTACGAAATCAAGATTTTCAAAGAGCGCGATATCGCTGGACGTTGCGCCGCCTTGGTGGAGCTCAAAGTCGTAGGGGCTTTCTGTGTAGAGCCAGTTCACAAACGGGTCTGGTTCCGTCCCGTCGATCATGTGAACGTATAGAGTGTCTACGCCATCCCAGTAAAATGTTCCGGGCGTGCTTTCACATGCGGCTGCGCTCGCTGCTACAGACATCGGCTCCGGGATGCCGTCGCTATCCTTGGTGCCGAGGTAGAACTGCGAGCGGTACTGCTTGGCCTGAACTGTGGATGACTTGTATGCATCGCTGCCGCCCGTCGCGGTCCAAGTAAACCCAGCCTTGGTGTAGCTCTCTCGCATTGCCGCAATAAGTGTGCGGCCAGTGCCGTTGAAGTTGCCCTCGCCGAAGAGCTTGATTTTCCCCGTAAAGACTTTCACAGTCGCCGCCGACGACAGGTAGCCGATGTAATCGTCCTCCAGGTGAACGATCGCCGGGCTCGATGCGTTCGCTACAGCGTAGTCAAGAGTCTTCCAGCTATTGCCCGCGCCGGACGACGTGCCGAGGTTGGCGTTGTCGCCTTCCGTGTAGTTGACATAGTAGTCGTTTGGCGAGCCCTCAGTGATCGTCCAGTCAATCGCAGCGTATGGATTGACTGCGTGCTGTACCTGCGCGCCGTCCCACGATATTGATGTACTGAGCGTATTGTTGAACGTGCCTGGGATTGCAATGCTGCCGACTGGCGGCTCCGGCTCCCCCACGGGGGTGAATGTTACGGTGGCCATTAGCTATTCACCGTAACGTCACCGCTAGCGATCGTGATCAAGTCTCGACCCGTAGCAGTCACTTCATATTCATTTGGACTGGCGGTGTCTTCTACAAACGTGGCGAGCACGTCTACGGTCGTGACTCCTTCCGCATCGGCCACCACATTGACAATGTCAGACGAGTACAGACTGCGGCCTACTGTGAGCGCCTGCGTTGCCCATGTTGCGATCAACTCTGCAATCGTGGCGTCGTCGGTGTAGTCGTCACCCGCTGTCAAATCGAGCTCTACATAGGCGCGGAGCTCGGTGGGCTCGCTGTAATAGGTGGTGTATTGATTCCCGGCGGAGTCCTCTGTTGTCGCTGACAGGCTGCCATAGGTTTCTGTTCCCGCTGGCTTTACCAGTTGGATCTTATCCGCCACATCCGGCCCCGTGTAGTCGTCGTTCTCGGAATATACGAGCACTTCGATCGACTTCGGCGGCAAGCCCAGCGCGTCCGTTGTCCCGGTACGGTTTTCAAAAACCGTGCAGCTATCGACGCCGCTCACGGTGAGCACATCAGCCCGGATGGCTTCCACGGTGGACGAGCCCGGCAGCGCTAGCGACTGCTCCCGGCGGAAACGCAAGTCCGAATCGGTCTCTTCGTCTTCGCCATCCGCTGAATTCTCCTGCAGCGTGATGGCGTCCAAGCCCCCGACTGGAGTGGAAATTACTAGCTCCACATCGCCGGTCAACGATGCGTTCGGATAGCTGCCGGGCGTAACTGCCTCCATGGTCACCTCGATGTAGTCAGTGGCCCCTTGCTCCACGATCGTGGCGTCCGCCGTAGTCTCGTACATACTGTCCGGGTCGGCTGGTCCGGCGCCGTCTTTGTCCGGATAGCCTTGAGTGCCGCCGGGACAACCGTGTCCACTGTTCCCTCTAGATGCACCAACAGCGTGGACTTGGTAGCAGGCTGCCGAATGGCTCCCGTGAGCGCAGCGATGTAGCTCAGTGATTGCCCGCTTGCTGTGTCGGGGTAGGCGGCCTGATAGACCAGCTCGAGCAGCTCCCACACCTCTGCAAGTGCGCCAGCAAAAACCCCGTTGAGCTGGCCCAGTACGCCGTCAGCCTCGACGTTCAGATCGGCATCAATATTGGCGAGCTGTTCCGATTCGATATCGGACAAGATCTCGTCCACATCTTTGATGGTGATTCCGGTGCTTGTTAGTCCAGCCATGATCAGATCTCAATAATAAAGGGTTCAAAGTTGAGCGCGGCCCCGGTGTCCATGGTTGCTGAAAACGTGACGGTTAGCTTGCGCGCTTCGCCGAGGGTGACGTTGATGTCGTTGACCGCGCTGATTTGCGGCGTGCTCTCGATGGCCTCACGGAACAAGCTCTGCACTAGCAGCAAGTCCGGGTTCTTGATCAGGATGTCTTCGAGGTACGGCAGCCCCTGCGCTTCGTCTAGGTACCAAGAACCAACCAGGAAGCGGAGCCGGATGCGGACCTGCTGCTCTATGGCAGCCTCGCCCGTGATCAAGCTCACCCGGTGCCCCGTGATGTCCAGGTCGCCGGTCTGTCCAAGGTAGTTCAGCGCGATGTCACTCATTCGCTCACCTTGACGGTTGCTGAGCCAACCGCATTTGGCGCTGGCATTGGATTAGTCGGTGCGCTCGTTGGGCTCGGCCCCGCTGGGGTAAATGGATGCGTATGGGCGTCAAGGTACGTTTTGATGTCAGTCAGCTCTTGATCGACCAGATTAGCAAGCGCGATAAACTGCTGCGTGGCGTTGGGTGACTCGCCGATCACCACCGGGTGGAACGTGGCACCGCTCATGGTGAAGCGTCTGAGGTCGCCTGGGTCCATGCGTCGTAACTGCTGTCGCCACTGATCTAGGCTGTACTTGGTACAGATGACCAAACCGAACGCACCCACCGTGATGTCCCAGGTGATGTGCCAAGGATAGCAAACCGGCACGTTGCTAACGGTCGCGTCCCCGACTTCGCTTCGCCGCACCCCGTCGCGGTCTACCCAGGTCTCGATGAACTGCGGCTCTAGGTCAGCGGTGTTGGTGCTCGAACTCCACTTGGTCACCCTGCCTGGAAAGACTGTCTGCGCCTGACGGTCGCGACGCTCGATACGGCTTCGGATCGCAGTGCTGAGCTTTGGGGTAACGCTCATATCTGCGTTCTCCCTTCTACTTCGATGTTGAAGTCGTCGCCGAACAGACTGCCTGAGTAAACGGCGCGCTCCACCACAATCGTTTCCTCCACGAACTGACTGTCAATCTGAAGCGGTGCGCCTGGGAACACATTGGGCAATAGCTTATGATTGAGCACCACGATCCCGTCCTTATCCTTGTAAGGATACCCGACCAGGCCGGTGCTGGGGCTGATCTTCGTCAGCGGAACACCGGGCAAAGCCTCGCCGGGCTCCAGCACTATCAGGTCATTGCCTTGCGAGCTGACCACG